GCTCGGGAGGACCACAAATGGTGCTCAAATCAGCGTCGAAAGAAACGCTTAATAAGGTCGCTATTGGGCGTAGCGGCCAGCACAGTTTGGACAACTTGTGGCGTGTTCGGGGAGAGCTTGTGCAAGCGACGAATGACCATCCCTTCGAATGATCCATCATGCGAATGCACGTCAATCTGCTCCTCCGCGGCCCACGTCAAGAACAAATCATTCAATTCACGCTTGGCTGTGCGTGAAAAGCGATCGAACGCGGCGAAGCCTAGGTCGCAGACCGGACCATAGAAATCACACACGTATTCGATCATCACATCCCCCATCTTAGCCAAGCCGGAACCCGTTTGCAGGGTATCAGCAAAGCCCAGAATGAGGCCTTGTGCAGTTTGTCGAATCCCGGGGTCACCAGAGCTCAAGTCGATTTCACAGAACCACACTTTCGTGCCAAAGTAGTTCATCTCGAATTGAGTTGCCGCCCGATACGGGAACTTCACGTTGTCTTCAACTTGATGGGCAGTCTCATAGTTCAAATCCGCATAAGTCTCCAACGCGCCATCTTGCACATAAGCCATGATCGCCGCGCCCTCTTGGGTCGTGGCAACACGTGGCATGTAGCAGATGCGTACATGTCGGAACACAAACACGGTGAAACAGCGCGCCAGCAGTGCAATGCGCGCACCCAACTCGTCAGGATTGAGGATGATGATATTCCCCGTGGCACTAATGCCACCGGAGAACAAATTCTCCGCTCCGACATTCGTCGTAGAAATGTCGGTAGCATACTGACGACCCACTGCACGACAACCAGAACCATACTCGTCAGACCGACCAATTGACTCTTGGTGGAACATAGTCGAGTTGTGCTCAGAGTAGTTGTATGCAATGGGAGAGGTTGAGTTGTTGTATGAGGTAACCCCATCAAAACCGATGGGCAAGCGCCCACGCCCACGGTTCTTACGCGGCTTGGGAACAAGGCCTTTAGCGCCATTGACGATGCGATACGCTGACGGGAGGTATTGCAACACCTTCCGCGCGCCACCGGCAATGGTAGCCAAATGCTTCGAAACCCAAGTCGCGACCGATCCTGCGATTTCCGCAGGAGTTGATGGCCCAAACAGTTGAACTGCTGCTTTAGCAGAAATCAATGACATCCGCTAGGCTTCAGCACGTTTTAACCCACGACGGGAACAGTAATGTCTGTTAAACGTGCCCGGGCTGCCATGTCAGCCCGCCGTCGTGGGGTTCACAATCTATTTCTTACCCTGCGCGCGCCAACGGGGTTTGCGCGCCGCAGGAGCCGGTGCTTCAGGCCGGCTACCACCGTTATGGACATGGCCATTGACGATGGTGTGATTCTTCACCTGAGACTCCCATGCGGGATCACATAGCATGGGTGGTGACAAACATTGCTCCAAAGTTGAAACAGTGCTCACCCAGTTGTCGAAGGCTTTCAGGTCAAGGTCAAGGCCGTTCTCCACGATCCAATCCAAGGCCCAGCCACCGACACCACGGTTCGGGTACGATGAGTCAGGAAACTGACGCACGTCCCAACGCGTGATCTCAGGGACACGCGCAAAATCCTGCCGATCCACCAGCATCATGACGGTCTGACAAAAGCGGCCAAGAACAGGAGTGAACAAGTCACTCTTGCTAAAGCACCGCGCTTTCTCGACCAACTTCATGACGGGGGTGACATGGGCAGGGAGCCGGCCAGTCAGGTGAAACTTGGGCAACGTACGCCGCAAGTCCGTCATACTCGACGGATCACCAAACGCAACACCCGGCCCGTAAATGCGCGACAAGAAGCTGACACCAAGTTCGCCTTTGGGCACTTTACGGCACTTTACCTCCTGGCCAACCATACGAGCCACCTCCTTGATGGTTGCGGGTTCAACATCCCCCAACAATCCATCATCGCCGCAAACGATGCCAAGATAGGCAAACGCTTGTGCGGGAGGCAGGAAGTCATCGCCAACCTTAGTCATGCGCAAAGCAGTAAAACATAGGGCAGCGTTGATGATCGTATTGCAAACGCCGGTAAGGGCAGAGCCCGAGCCGCGTGCATAGCCAAGATCATAACCAATACCGTTGCGCGTACGCAATCGAATATTGGACTGACGACGATGCAAATCCATCAACTCGTCATGGTATTGTGGCGCAAATACCCGCATAAGAACGATCCGCTCCAAAGCCAAAGTGATCTCGTTACAATGGCCGTCGAATTTCGAGTAATCAAGCACACACACGAAGTCCGCGCGTTCACACGTCACTGTGACACGATGCGCGATCTCTTCGGGTGACTTGCAGCTCGCGCACCAAGGCTGCGTAGCTACGAAATCCGACAACGCCAATGAATAACGCGACATGAATGTCACGTTGTACGGATCATACGTTGTGATTGGCCGGGGTGCCGCATCAGCAGGGTAAGCTTCCACCTTCATGAATGCCATTTGACGCGTGGCATGACCGGAGTATTGCCCCTCCTCAATACGGCGTCGTTGTGACGGCCGATTTTGGCGGCGTATTACTTCCTCCATTTCAATGGGGTGGTACTTGCCCTTCTCGGGCACCAATCGTTCTGCAAACTCGTGCAAACAATGCATAAGGAACGGGCTCCAGCGTAGGGGACGTGCATGGTCAGTTACACGCTCTTTCACCATCACCCGCTCGTTACCCGGACCGACAACTGGCACGAAACCTCCATGAACAAATGGCGACATAAATGCCACCATCGGAACTTTTGCATCCGTGTCATACTCCTCAACGCTACGTTCATACGCCAAGACGGCTCCCTCCAACGGGAACACAAATGGTGGCCGAGCCGATGAATGCCGGCGGTGGTACTGTAATAGCACCGCCGCAGCCTCTCGATCCTCGGTCATCTGCATGCAGCTCGCCTGAGTAATGCCAATCGAACTAGTCGACTCCATTATGGCGAGCGCGTCGTCCTTGGCCACTGGGATAGTGGCACAAGCGTAAGTGCCGCTGCGAGCCGTGCTGATTTTCATACCAGCAGTGGTCTGCGAGCAGAGGCGCGTAAACGTACCATCCGATGCCTGCAACTTGCGCAACGGCAGGCCCTCAAGGAACACGGAAAACCATGTACCAATGATGCCCCACCGCTTCACAGGCGTGCAAAGGATGAGTTCGTGGTCGTCAGACACGGGGCGACGGTCAACAGTATACACCGCTGATCCGACCGGCACCCCGCACCATCGCCGGACCGCAAGGATACGATCAACGCCCCACATGTTGACGGGATGCTGGTAGGTTGCTCCTCCAGTCACGGTGTAAAGCCACCGTTGGTCCGGTCCACAAGTGTAAGCGAAGTCGCTCCCCACATGGGCAGCAAAACGTGGTTGGAACGCATAGATGAGGTAGGGCCGAAACTCGACTGTCATCAGTTCATTCATATCCACGTACTGCTCCACGTCGATAAACGCTGCAATATGCGATGGCCCCATAGTCGAAAATGACAGAGGCACAGTCGTGTCTTTATCCCAAAAGACTGTACGACACCCATCGATGTGATTGCGTTGGTCGGCGGCAGATTGTTGCACACTAAACAAGGTAGTCCCCGTAAGCCACGCAAACTGTTGCATCATCATTACAGCAGAAGTGCGCGCAGCGGCAGAGGTACCATGTGTGTGTCCGTTGACGGGGGACGCAGCCACCGTCAACATATCCATAAATTGTGTTCGCAAGTTTCCTACGCTAAGCGTGTACTGACAAGCGAATGCATACAACACACGGGAGAACACTCCACGTGCGAACGTATGCAAGTTCGAGCGCATGCGTACGAGGTAAATCGTAGCAGCGACGAGGCTTAACGCCATGACTGCGTCCATGGCGGGTTG